TCATCATCGATCACCACGCTCGCCGGGTTGCGCTGGATCCCGAAGCTGTGCAGGGTGGTCTTGAATCTGGTCTTGCCGGTGGCCCTCATGGCGGTCTCCAGGGAGAGCTTCAGCCTGTCAGCATTGCTCTCAAGGGAGTCCTTCCTGGCCTTGAGGCGCTTAAGCTCCGTGTCGATCCCGGCGGCATCTGCTTTCAGCTGGGCGATGATGTGCGCATAAGCATCGGCCTTGTCGGAAAAATCCGCATCGATGGCCTCCATGGTGTCGGCGATGGTCTGCTGATCCACATCCGGGTCCTCGGCCATCTGCAGCACGGTCATATACTCCTGGGCGATGTCAAAAAGATTCATGCCTTCTCCTCCTCTTCTTCCGGCTCCAGGCAGAGCATGGTCAGCGCCTCGCTACCGAAATATGTTTTATTCGGGTCAATCATCTTAACCCGCCTGGTGATCAATCTCATCCGGCTCTCCAGGTCCCGGAAGTAGTCGTACTGGCTGACTGTGATGGTGATGTTCTCCGTAATGTCCTTTTCAAATTTCATGGTTTCCTCCTTTGTGATATACTGGAGGGGTGAAGGCCTCCAAAGACTTCACACCTCCTTGCGCTGACCTGTGCGACCAGGTCAGTGCTTTTTTTGCTTGTAGGCTCTGAGTCTTTCGACTTCTGCAAGGGCTTCCGGGTTACAAGTGAGTCGGATGCTGATCCCCAGCGCCGTCATCTTGCGGAGCAGGCCACGGCAGGTGAGCACCCACTCTATCCAGTAGTGAGCGTGTCGCCCGTATCTCTCACCTTTCCCCATGGCGAAAACACTCGTCCATGTCCTTGATGCATTTTCGGGTTAAGGGGTCGTTGATGATGGAAAGCCCGAAGCTCACCACAACCGCTACCAAGAAAAAGAAAAGATCCATCTCAGCCCTCCTTAATCATTTCTTCCACTTCTGAGAGGGTATTCTCAGAAAGGTCATATGCCTCTTTTATCCAGGGGTGCATCGTGTCATAAAAATTCGCCCAATTCCCATCTCCCGTTTTGTTAACCAATTCCAGAACAAAGAGTGCTTTGTTTAAAAGTATCTGGATTCTGCAGTTAACATTACGAATATCATCCGCTGTCATAGCTACCCCCGTTAGTCCTTGATCACGTAGACCTGTCTGTACTTGACCCCGTTGTCCAGGCACTCGTCGTGGCTTTCCAGAAAGATGTCGATGTGCCGTCCGGTCACGCCCGTGTCCTGGACGATCCTCTCGCCGATCCCCTCGATATAGATTCTGGTGCCAGGTCTAAAGTAGCTGGCTGCCACAGTGACGCCCTCCTCACAGGTGGCGCCGGAGCTGGTCTGGTGCCCCCACTTGCCGGAGCAGTGCCGGCACGGGCAGTACCATGTGAGCTTGAACTGCCCGACCGGCTCCCGTGTCTCTGCTCTGGTGTCCATCGGCGCCGCTGCCGCAAACGCAACCGCCGCCAGGATTCCAAGTCCTGCCATAGCTACCGTCTGCAACGCTTTGGCAACTCTCTCACTCCTCAATCCCTCTTCATTGATCTCCTTGATCAGCTTCCGGTCCTCAGGTCTTCTGGGTGCGACCGGCAGTGTGTCTGTATGCATAGCTCTTATCCCTCCTCGGTGGAAACGTGCACTGCGGACAAAGGTAACCGGCCGCCGGGATTTCCTGGTCTATGGCTACATTCCAGATCAGACCGCAGTGCCTGCATTGTTCGTATCTGTATCCTGGCTTCTTTCTCATGCCGTCTCGACAAACTTCATCTCCTTCTTTGCCAGCCTGGCCAATACCACGACCTTATCCAGCGGCATGGTGTACAGTCCTTTGCCGTTCTTGAGGTTCTTGATGTACTGCTCACCGGCGCCGATCGCAACGGAGACATCCTTCTCGGTGCCATCGATCTCCACGCAAGCCAGGGCGATCAGGCGCTTCACGTCCTTATCTAAGTCAGATGCTGGATTCCGTGTCATGTCATCCTCCTTTGAAGTCGTCATCGTACAATTTGTTGATCGCCTTCACATTCCAGTCCGGGAACTTCTCGTCCAGGATCCGCATCATGTCCAGGCCCTTCGCCCTGGCAGTGACCACCACAGCTGCGACTTCCCCGGGTGCTCCCTTCTTGGTCAGCGTGACGACATACTGGAACCGGCGGATCCATTTGCCGTCCAAGTAGAGCTTGGTGCCTTCCAGCGGCTTGTTCTCCATGATCTCCTCCATGAACTTGCGTTTACGCAAGTCCTCAAGCAAAAAAAATATCGTTCGGTGACTCGAGCTTCAGAATCTCTACCAGCTTGTTGATCTCGCTCCGTGAAAAGTCGCCATCCGCTTTAATCTTGCGATACATGGTACTCGGGTCAATCCCGAGCTGTTTGGCTACTTCTGTGGATGTCAGGCCAGCCCGGAGCATGGCTACCTGGAACTCCGTTTTGTTGAACAAGTTTTCACCTCCTCGTATTTGTCATGTTATGTAACCTTGCGTCAACGCAAGATCAATATACATCTCTCATACTAGTCTGTCAATGCGTTTTTGCAAGTTTTTTGTTTTTAATACCTGTGTTCGATTGCAAATATGCAATTATATGGTAGAATTGGGAATACGGAGGTCGAGCCATGGCAATAAATGATATTTTGAGAAATCGAAGACTTGAACTTGGAATGAGCATGAAGGATTTAGCTGAGAAGGTCGGGGTCAGCGAAGGGACCATCTCCCGCTGGGAGTCTGGGAAGATTGAAGACATGAGAAGAAATAAGATCAAGGCCCTGGCTGATGCCCTGCATCTGTCCCCGTCCGTCATCATGGAATGGGAAGAGCCGCCGGAAGAGCCGTCTTATTATCATGATCCGGCCGCTGCTGATATCGCCGAATTCCTGCACAAGAATCCTCACTACAAGGTGCTCTTTGACGCTTCCAGGAAGGTCAAGCCAGAGGATATCGACTTCGTTCGTCAGATGATCGACCGCATGACACCGGACGATTAAGTCCAGAGTATGGGACAGATTTACTGGTATGCTGTCGGGGCGAAGGGAGGTGGTAGCTATGTCTGATGTGGTGACGGTCCTGCTGGATCTGCCGACGACCATCAAGAGCTTTGTCCGTGAAAACCCGGATGACAGCATGACCGTGGTGGTCAACGCCAGGCTGTCGGCAGAGGATCGACTTCAGAGGTACAAGCATGAGGTGGATCACATCAAGCACGGAGATATGGATTCTGGGGAGTCCGTGCAGCGGATCGAATCGGTCGCACATGGATATGGATGACAGCAAGGAGGGCATGGGTATGGTGCGAATTGTTTTTGGCGCTTTATTTCTCTGCGGAAGCCTGACCAACCTTACTAAGGGAGACCTGCCAGGAGCTGCCTTCGGTCTTCTGGTCGGAGCTGTGCTCATCTGGTACGGCTTGAAGGCCATGAAGGCGAAGCGTGAAGAACAGCGTCTGATCCAGGAAGCAGAAGCGAATGTCATCACGGCATTTACCTTCCGACTCACCGGAGTGACGCACGAGTGCCGCTTTGCCCGAGCTGGAATGCACCGCCAGCAGATCATAAGCCATCATAAGGTCGGTGATCTCTGCCTGCTGAGAATCTATGAGTGGGAAGGCGAGCCGGCGGTGGCCGTGGTGGATCGCAAGACCGGCGAGGATCTGGGTGTTGTTCCTGCAAAGGATGTTAAAAAGGTGGTTGAGCTGATGGAACGGTACGACACCGTGGCCAGGATCTTGACCAGCGAGGACTTCACGTACTACGGCAAAAACTACACGACTTTCGTAATCCAAATAGACTGTATGATCAGTACAACAATATAAAAAGACCGCCCGGGTGTTGCAGCACCCAGAGCGGCCCACACCTGCCCCGAAGGGAAGATGGCTCACGCACTGCTATCATACCACCTGCGGGGCTTACTTTCCAAGACCCCGAAGGAGGTAAAATCATGGGCAGAAAGAAAAAAGGGCAGCTCCCGTCTGGCAATTTCCGGTACCGACTATATATCGGCAAGGACGAAAACGGCAGGCGGATGTATAAGTCCTTCACCGGCGAAACCAGAGATGACATAGACCTCGCTGTGGCCCTCTACAAGGCCTGGAAAGGCGCCGAAAAGGAAAAGGCGGACAGCAAACCGTCTCTGACCGTAGAGGAGGCTGTACAGCGCTATATCGAGCTTAAGCGGCCTGTCCTGTCTCCCGCCAGTGTCAGAGGATATAGCGGAATCGTCAGGACATACATCAAACCGGAACCGATCGGTCAGTATGATGCCCAGGCCATCTCTCAACAGGACGTGCAACTCTGGATCAGCACCCTGGCAAGCTCTGTCAGTCCGAAGACTGTCAGAAATGCTTATGCTCTCCTGCTCTCCTCTGTGCGGATGTTTCGGCCGGACTTCCAGCCACAGATCACGCTGCCTCAGAAGAAACCGGCGGAGTTGTACTGCCCGTCTGATACGGACGTTAAATCTCTGCTCTCCGTAGTCAAAGACTCGGAGCTGGAGATTGCCATCCTCCTGGCGGCCTTTGGCCCGATGCGGCGGTCAGAGATCTGCGCTTTGGAGTCCTCCGACATTACCGGCGACCGTATCTCCATCACCAAGGCCATGGTACAGGATGAGTACAAGAAGTGGGTCATCAAGGAGCCAAAGACCGTAGCCTCCCGGCGGTGCATCCAGATGCCTGCCTTCGTGATCGACAAGCTGAAGGGCATCGATGGTCGGATCATCAAGAGCACACCCAGCGCCCTCTCTGACCGCTTCCAACGGGCAATCCTGGAGGCAAACTGTCCACGCTTTCGGTTCCACGACCTCCGTCATTACGGGGCCTCGATTCTTTTGGCTATCGGCGTCCCAGACAAGTACGCCATGGCGAGAGGCGGCTGGGCCTCCACCTCGGTATTGAAGCGGGTCTACCAGGGCATCATAGACGAGGAGGAAGTTAAGCAGACGGAGAAGATCCTCAACCACTTTTCCACCCTCACCGGTGCATGATGCACCACGAAATGCACCACGCAAGCTGACAGGCCGCATTTCTGCGTGGTTTTGGTCGGGTTCGACTCCCGTCATCTCCATCTAAGCAAAGGCCACGGAAATGAGCCAAGAATGGCTTAAATCCGTGGTCTTTTCATGTTTTGAATATACTATCGGAGTTGCCTTAAATACACACAAAGTACATAGATTTGGTGCAAAGTGCACCACGTGGTGCATAATAAAAATGGGCATGAAAAAGGCCCCGGTTTCCCGAGGCCCAATTCGTTCTTTCCTATTTAAACCATCCACACCTGGAGGGCACCATCTTCATCCGTTGCCATGAGCGCGCATTCCTTCGGGTGCCCAGCTTCGGGGTTGAAGAAGTACCAGTTCCACCGCCCAATAGAATCCTGCAGATACTGCGGCCCAGTTACGGCATATCCACGGCCATCGAAGTAGTACCAGCAGCCGTTGATCTTTTTCCAGGCTTCTTTCAGATAGCTGTGTGCGGTGTCCGCATACCACCAGCCGGAATCATCCCGGTGCCAGCCGATGACATAGGTCGGAACCGGATCCCATTCGTCACGGACCATGGCGCCGACATCGAGGTTGGTTGCCGCATGATGGGAATCATACAGAAGGATGTCGCCGGGAAGCAGGTATCTGTCGCTGGTCAGGTACTTGCTTGCCGTCAGCACTTTGAAGCCGATCTCCTTGAAGCCGTTCCGCATGTTCCCGCTATAGTAGTAATCCGGGTCGATATCTGCCAGGTCCTTTACGCCATTTCTGAGTCCTGCCGCCTTGACACAGCTTGCGACACCGCAAGTACAATCGGACTCACAAGAGGTCGACACCTTGGCAGGATCGTAGTTGGCCGTCACGCTGAGCGCCTTCCAGAAGGTCGCACGCTGGTTCTGATCGTAACCAACCTTGTTGTTGTCTGCGGCAGCTCCGGCACAGTAGGCAATGTCAGCGGCTACGGCCTTTCCCGGCCAGCGAAGCACGCAGGTCCACGGCCTGTTATACCATGGGATCCTCGCCCACTCCCCGCCGGTCTGATCGCCTGCCGTACCTCCACGATACTTGCCATGCTCGTCATGTCCGCAGTTACTGATCACTTTAGGTCACCTCCATCCGCATCGTAGCGAGCCTTGGCAACGGTCACCAGAGCACCGCAGAGGACGTCAAGGGCGATGAAGGTCTGCTGGATCTGCTCACCGGCCGGCAGACCCCAGATGTTGAAAAAGGTAGAGACAAATGTCCCAATCGGAAGCACAAGCAGTGCAATCAACTTTAATGCATCATATACTTTGTTACTCACTTTTAACCTCCCTCCCGAATTCATGTTTTTCTAGCAGGTGCTTATATGTGTCCCGGATGTGCTCCGAGGCGATGGTAGTATAACTGTTACGGAACTCTGGATGATTTTTACAGAAGTCCTCGTAGGTGTCGATGTCGTCCATCTGCTGGCGGAAATACTCCTTGCTGTGCTGGACTCCGTTAAGCAGCTCGTCATCGAACCGGAGGATGTGGGTGCGGGCAAGCACCGCAGAGTTGCTGTCCACCTTCTCCGCCAAAGCGGCCACTTGTGCGGAGATGGACTGCAGCTCCTTCTTTGTGCCGTCATTCCGGTTGATCAGGAACTGTATCAGCGCCCAAAAACCAGATGAGGCGAAAATAGCTACGACAATGGTTGTTATACTTTCCCGCACTTTTCTGTCCTCCGCTGTCAGCCTTTTACTACATTGCCGTCAGCATCAGCATGGAAGCCTGGTGCAATGCTGATCTTGCCGGTGCTGTCGTCCCATACCAGACCAGTGTCTGGACCAGTGTAGTGTCCGAGGACGGACTCAAACTTTTTGGCCTTCTCCTCGGCGGTCATCTGGGCATCAGCTTCGACTTCTGCCTTCACCTGTGCGATCCGCTTCTCAATCCGCTCGAAGTCCTTGGTGTTTGCCTTCATGTTAACTGGAATAGCTTTTGACATAGTCCCCTCCTTAGTCAGCGTTCTCCGCAAGCCATGCCTTGGTTGCCTTCTGCCAGAGCTTCGGCACGTCCTTGATCGTCCAGGGCTTGCCGGTCTTCGTGTTGGTCTCTCCTGCTTTGATCTTCATTCCGTAGAATCTGCCCATGGTCACACCTCCGCAAGGTCAGAAACGGCAGTGCCGAGATCTTCGATTGCCCCGTCCTGAGTGGCCTGCGACTCCTCCAGAGCAGAGACTCTCAGCTCCAGATCGGTCTTTTCCCGGAGGCAGATACGGACAAGGACCTTGCCGTCCTCCGTGGTCTCTCTGGTGGGAGCATGGCCGAGGACAAGGTCGGCATAGAAGCCGGTCGGCTCCTTAGGATCGGCGCCGGAGAACTCGACCTGCTTAAGGGCCGCAGGGGTCAGTGCGGCACAGACGGCCAGAGCATCTGCCTCGGTGTCAGCGATATGGATGATGTCGGAGAGACCACTGCCCTCCTCGATGGCGATGACGGTACCATCAGACAGCTTTAAATGGTTCATGGCTTTCTCCTTTCTTAGCTTTCTAAGCTTTCTAAGGTTACTAAGGTTACTGCTCGAGTTTTAATCGAGTTTTAAGCGAGATCTTACTTGCCTAGCTACTGTCTACACGGCTCGAAAAAGCTGGGAACCCGCATAAAACCTGGACTTTTTAACTTGCCTGTAACTTGCGGTTATCTTTTGAAAAAGGCTCATAAATCAAAAGAAATCGGGAGCAATGCCGGAAACCCGTTTGCCCCCTACTGGAACCTTGCGGTTTCCTTCAATATGGGCGGATTCACACCGCCCTCTGCGAGAACCTACCGCAGTGTAGGCTTCTCCCCACTTCTATTCCGGATGGGTGCCGGATTTAGGCTTTCACCTTGCCTTATTGAAATCCATTAAATGACTCTTTTGCTAATAAAACTACCCGCCGATATGATGCCGAATCGCTTGAAACAGTATACGCAAACGTGAACACTGAAAAATTTAGAGCGTTCAGCGCTTCGGGCGTTATGACGAGCAAACTGACAAACAGGGATGTTTCAGCGGAAGGTTACGGGTTTGCTATTGCTACGCTTGGTGGTATCGACTTCATGCTGATGGTCACATTTAACGGATACCTTTACGCCGGAAGAATCGTGGAAGATGGCACTCTGGTAAATCCTCGTAAAGTTCAGCTGTCCTCGTTTACGGTATAAGACCGTTAAGCGTGATATTCTGACTCTCAACACTCGTTATTGAAGCATTCAAATGATTATCAAAAATACAAGTATTTATCGATTAATGATTATACGGAGTAAGCGAATAGTAATAGACTGTACCGTTAACCGTGATAGCTAGCCGACTGTTTTCTGGACTAATGGCGATTAGCTTGCCAGGGTCGTTGCTGACAACAAAACCATAAAAGCCATTGTGCAAATACCATTCGGCTTTGCCGTTTAATGAGTCATTTAACGTATTGATCTTGTCGTTTAAAGTCTTGCCCATTCTGGCATCCAGCACATCACCGGCGGTGGTCGTGCCAGATCCATTCACCGGCTCCCTCCATGTGCCGTCCGCTCTCAAAAACCGGGTGTGCTGATTGGCGGCAGGAGCAGGCACAAGACCCTTTGCTCCGGCTCTGGTTGATGTCGCTCCGGTGAATGTCTGTACGATGTCAGCACAGAACTTGATGATCTTGCCGAGCATGACCTTCATGGTGTCGTTGGCCGCCGGGACAGGATAGCTTGCCGTGGATGCGGTAGATGACTTGATCTTGGCATTTGCCAGGTCTCCGGTCGGCGCCGCCAGTTCCGCATCGATGGCATCCATGTTATCGTTGATATCCTGGATATCGGCGAAGTCGGTGTAGTCGGGTTTCTTGAAGTTATAGTTGGTAGTCCTCTGCATCTTAAGCCTCCTGCTCCTGCCACTTAGCATTTGCCTTGACGTCATCCCAAGTATCTGCACCCTGGTTCCAGGTTTCCGCCCATGTGATCGGCTTAAACCTTGACCATCGGTTATACGCCATATAGACTCTGACGATCATGTCCGCCGGCGTCATTTCGCGGAGCAGATCAGTGATATACTTAAAGTCCACGATGGCGGCAAGCTTGATACCGGCAGACAGCTTCTTGTTGACCTTATCGATGATCAGTTCATAGAGATCCTCGCCACAGATCGCCGTCAGCACCTCGTGAAACCGCCGCTCGTCGTATGGCAGGGATGATGTCAGACGACCCTTTATGGCTCTCCTGCGGTCATCCAGCGTCTCACTTCCTGTAAGCTTCAATCCAGTCAGCTTCTCCCAGTACTTGCACTCGTCCTCGGACATGGTGTCGATGTGCAAATCATCACGCCATTCTTTCAGAGCGCACCAGTACAGATACAGCTCCTTGTTGTACGCCTTACAGATCTGCTGGAACTCTTCGATGTTGTAGATGTGATCAGGGAGCCAGTGCTTTACATCGATCATGACGGCGTCACCTCCCCAAGGACCGGAATCTGGTCAGTGTCGAGGATGAGGTTAGCGGTGCTGCCGTTGAGGCGAGTGTTTGCGATATCAAGCACGCCGGTGACATTCAGCACAGCCGCCTCCAGTCTGGACACATAGACAGCGCTCTGGGTAGTCTCGTCACCGTCGGGCCATGCCGTAGCGATGCTCTCGAGATATGCGCTTATCTGCTCCAGGATCTGTGATCCGATTGTCTCCCAGCTGTAGCCGGAGACATAAGTGATCCGGGTTGTGATATTGACGGAGATCTCCTCCACGCTGTCGATGGTCACGTCGTGATCGATCGGCGCGAAGCCGTGCCCGGTCCCGCTGGACGGGATAGCCGCCTCCTGGATCTGCGTCCTGAGATACTCCGAGATGGCGCCGTAAGCGGAAGACATGACCACCACTCTCACGGTTCCAGGGCCGTTCCACACAGGGTAAACTTTGCACCCACCAACGCCGGCAATGGCGCTGACCTTGGCCTTGTAATCCGCGATGTTGCCACCAAAGGCCTCCGTCGCAAAGGATGCCACATATCGCTCGTAGAGGTCTTCCCGGCTCTCATCATCGCCTCCGGCGACCAGCAGATCTATCACCTCCGCCGAGGTCAGACCGTCAACGTAGTCGATGGCGGTCAGCTCCCCGCGAAGATTATTAGCGCCGCTGCCGGCCTCCTCAACCATAGCGATATAGGTGTAATCCGCCTCTTCCGTCAGCTGTTCGGTCAACGCGTAGTTGTACCCCTTGAGGCTGAAGCGCGTACCGATCGGGCACGCCACATTTGTCAGCACGGACACATAAGCATGCGTCGCCGTCTTGCGCTCAATGCCCCTGATATCTCGCGCCATCAGGATGAGGTTGTCCAGCGAGCATGTGTCAGCGTGGAGCTGCTGACGGAGGTAGTCCAGCTCGCCATAGAGCTTCTCAATTTCAAAAGCAAGCGGTGACAGCGCGTTAAAAACCAGGGACCCCTCGGTCTTCTGGACGTCGTCCGTCACCTCCGCCATGGCGTCCTGCAATACAGCGTCGTAAGTCTTATCCTCATACATATCCAGTCACCTCAAAGCTACCAAGAGTGGTATCGACCAAAAACTCAATGTACAGCTTGCTTCCATCGCGCTCGCCGTAAAACGCCGAGACATCGGTGATCCATGGATTGATGGTCAGTGCTTCGCGCAGCTCGTCCTCGCAGTCCGTTATAAAGTACTCATCCGTGAGTACGCTGCCGATGTACTGCTCAAAGTCACAGCCGTAGTCCCAGCTGTAAATAGCAAAGGCAAAGCGCTGAGTCTTAAGGCAGAGCCATATCCAGACCTTCAGCGCATCCTTGCCCTCGACGATCTTTCCGGTCAGTTGCCCGGTCTCGAAGTCGATCTCATACTCCTTAGGAGTCCCAAGCTCAGCAGGCTGGAGGATGCTCTCGTCATCCACTGCCGCCTCCATGGCCGCAATGGCATACGATGGCAGTATGCTCATGTCGCAGTCACCACCTTTCCCAGCACAAGAAAAGCGGTGTCGGACAGCTGATACACAGCTACCGTGTCACCGCTCTTTAATGCTGCTCTGTATGTTGATGTATCCCTGAGCGGCCCGGTCTCATCAGGACAGGTGCCAGCTACCTTTGTACAGGTAGGGGTGAGCAGGCCGTCCATAAACTTGAGGTCTTCCGCTGCCAGTTTCAGATCACCGATGTGGCAGGATGACGGGCCGTCCATCACGGCGAGCTGGATCGCCGCCGAGGATACTCCTGCTTTTCGTATCAGTCCCACCATGCCCTCTGCCCAGCTGCTCACTTCTTTGTCTCCTTTTCCTTGGTCGACTCGGTTTCCTTCATGATGCTGTCAAACTTCAATTCCAGGTCCATCTTGTACACGCCGTTTTGCCATGTGTGCGTATCGGAGGATATCCAGTACTTGCCGGTCAAACCGGTAGCTCCGTCCTTAACCTGCACGAAGTAGCAGGACAGGCAGTTAATATCGCCGACCACAGAAAGGTTGACCGTCTGCTGTGGGGCCACGGAAAGCAGTTTGTTCGCCGCCGTGGTGGCATCCACACCCTTTTCCTGGCTATAAGCCTCCTGGAAGACACCAAAGGCTTTTACACTGTTCTCATCCTGCACCTCGCCGATCTGGGTGCCCTTTTCGTCATAGATCTTCACCCGGTTGACCAGCTTACTGGACGATTCCGAAAGGTCTGACGCGTAGATATTTGCCCGATCCGACAGCACAAAGCCGTTCACACTCCAGACAGCGGAGTAAACGGAGAAGCCCCTCTTATAGACCATCGGGAAAAACTTCATCCCGGTCGCCTTGTAGGCTTTTGTATATGCCGCCATGATGACATCGTGCAAGGACATCTTGTCGCAGAGCATACTAGCGATATTGAAGCCGGTCGGGTACAGGAAGCGCACCGGCACCTGGGCATCTGCGCATACTTGCTGCGCGATGGCCTCCGGTGTGATGTTCTTAAAGTTGTAGCTCGCTTTGGACTTTAGCAGGTGGATCATGGCGTCCTGTGCCTGGTAGGTGATAGTGCCGAGCTGGCTCGACTTCTCAATATCGAAGATCTGTCCGAAAAAGACCTCGCCCTCTTTGTCATCCACCAGCGAGACAAAGTCCCCGGAAGTCACATCCGGGATCTTTATGGTCTTATCATAAGGTGCATTGACATAGTCGAAACTCACCTGCCGGCATGGCGCCGACGCTGATCCGCTCCATGCAATCCTTGCGCAGGCCTTCGTAATGTCGTACTTAGTCCCTTGAGCAAACTTGATCAGTTCCAGCTTCATGGTGCACCTCAGTCAAAAGCAATCTTCCCGGACATCACGGACTTCCTGGTGCCGGTGTCGCTGGTGGTCGTTGAGCCAAAGCTCTTCTTGGCGTTCTCCCGGCCGCCGTTTGTTCGACGTCTCTGAGCACCTCCAGAAACCGGCTCAAACGACTTGCCAACTGCTCCACCGTGCGTCCGACCAGATGTGCTCTGGTGGACCGTGGTCGCGCCGTTGATGCCGTTTACCACCTTCACCTTCCGGCGGTTTGAGTCAAACTCAGAGATAGCCTGATCGAGCAAGTCTCCAGAGAACCAGTTGTCCTCGGTATCCGGCAGAATCTGGAGCTTGTTTGACGCTGATCCGGTTGTCCTGCGGGCCACGGAAGACCTTGTCTCGCCCTGCGGCACGACAACTTCCACGACCGGCTCAACTGGAGGATCCGGGCGCTTTGCCTCCATCATGGCCGTAACTTCTGCATCAACACCAACAGAGGAGGACGGCGTGTTGATACTGCGGTGCTCCTTCATGGTGATCGAGAAGTAGATGTCACCTGTGCCATCGCGCTCTCCCCAGGTGAAGGAAGTGATCCGCACATAGCACTTGATCGGCGTGCCGGTCATGGTCAGCTTTGCCGGGACACCTTCCTTGATGGCTTCAATGATGTCGACGGAATCCTTCGGCGTGCGGAGACCGGAGTACTCGCAGTATGTCGGGTCGAACCGCTTCGGGAAGAAGGACGAGAATGAGATCGTCTTCAGTTCCCGGTTGCCGCCGAGATCCACCTCTCCGATGGCGTTGATGTTGACCGTCTCGTCCCCTCTCGAAGAGGTGATCTCATATTCTGCCGGGAGGACCGGAAACCGGAAGCGCTTGGAACCCTTAAGCCAAATCTGCATAGCTGTATCCTCCCATCTGACCGAGTACCCTTGTGAGCCGCCGCTCCAGCATCATGCCGATCCTGTCGATGTCTGCCTCTTCCCGGACAACCAGCGAATCAGCAAGCTTAGGAATCGTGATGGTTGGCGCGGACATCGGGATGCCACGAAGAGCCTCGCGGACCTGCTCCTTGACGCTCGGAACGGCCTCTGCACCCTCACGCCTGGCCATGTTGAGGCTCCGTTCGTGCGGATAGATTCTGCTGCCAACGGGCAGATCGATGATCTCAGGGCCCTTCTCGTTGACCTGCGTCACGCCGCCTTCAAACCAAGATGTGCCGGAGGCATTCCGCCTGCTGAGTGGCAGTCTGGCACGCGGGACGCTCCCGGCACCAGAGCCAGAAGATCTCGCCGCACCTTTGGCCGTGTTGACAGCTCCAGAAGCGGCTGCACTTGCTCCACCGGCAGCCCCTGCGAGCCGTCCGAAAGCATCAATCGCACCACCGACAGCAGAGGCAATTCCGCCGATCACATCGACAAGGCCGCCGATGACTCCGATCACTGCCTGGATGGATCCAGAGGCAACGGTCTTCATTCCGTCCCATGCCCGTGCCCAGTCACCAGTGAAGATTCCGGCGATGATGTTCACGACGCCCCGGATCGTATTCGCCAGGATCTGGATAAGCGTTGCCAGCCCCTGGATAAGCGGCGTAGCCATCGCAATGGCTCCGGTTAAAGGACCGATGATGCCGGCGGCAATCAGATCACCGATAAAACCGAAGAGCGGAGCCAGCGCACTTGCAAGGCTCTGCACTGCCGATATCAGATCGCCAACGGCAGCGGAGGCCGCCGGGCCAACAAATGACCAGGCCTCTCGGAACCAGTCGAGATGAGTCACAACCACAGCGATGGCGGCCACTACAGCGGCAAAAGCGCCGGCCACGATCAGAGCAGGAGCACCAAAAGCCGCGAGTGCTGCCTGCGCAACGGTCGCCGCGCCCTTGATGATCGAGAAAGCCCTCATCAGCTGAGCGGCGCCCACGACCGCATGACCAAAGGCCATCAGAAGCGGGCCAACGGCAGCGGCGATGGCGGCCATCTTGATGATCTGCTGTTGCTGAGCAGGCTCAAGCTTACGGAAGCTGTCCACAAGCTCTGTGAGCCGTTCAATTAGCGGCTGGATCACCGGAGCGAGGGTCTCGCCGATGGTGTATTTAAGGACGTCAAAGGCCGACTTGAGCTTTTCAATCGGCGTCATCATGGCGTCAGCGGCTTCCTGAGCCTGCCCGGACGCGTCAGAAATATTGTCCCGCATCGCTTGCAGGGCATCTGCCGCCGGGCCGTTGATCAGAGCAAGCCACTTGCTCATCTGGTTGGCGCCAAAGAGCTGAGATGCATACAGCATCTGCTCCTGCTCACTCATGCCGTTGAAAGCTTCCTGCAGAGTGCCAATGGTGTCGACCATCGACAACATGTGGCCATTGTCATCGTACAGACTGATGCCAAGCGCGGACATGGCTTTGTTTGCCGTGGCGTTGCCGCCAGACAGCCTTGCAAGGCCCGTCTTTAAAGCATTGGCGCCCTCTACGGCATCGATGCTCATGTCCCCGAAGGTGCCGACTAGAGTCGCGATATCCTCAAACTGCCAGCCGACGGTCTTGGCAATCGGACCAGCCACGGACATG